GCAAAATACAATAAAATGTCTAAAGTATTATCTAATGTAGATTTAACGAAAGTTATTGAAGCTGAAGATAACACAGATCTATCAGGTGAGTTAGCTTGCGCTGGTGGAGCCTGTGAAGTAGTTTAATTTAATAAAATTTTATAATATGAGTTTAGAACAATTATTAGGAACAATGAGAGAAGAAATGGAAAATGCTGAAATGGAGGCAATGAAATTTACCACTGGTAATAAATCAGCGGGAACTAGAGTTAGAAAGCATATGCAGAATATAAAGACTGTAGCTCAAAACGTTAGAACCGAAGTTCAAACGATTAAGAACTCTTAAGTAAATACTTAAAATAATAAAGGGAGCTTCGGCTCCCTTTTTTAATTGTAAGGATCATGATCATATCCCTTTTTCTTCAACCTGTTGTGATCAGCTTTTGTTTCAGCTCTTTCAGTTTTATACATATTATGAGGTTTGAACTTTTTAAAAGGACTTTTAGCGCAAAACATTTTTGCGAAATCACTACTATTTGTATATGCCATAATTATTGAAATTTATTAAGTTTAATAGTATCTATTGAGTTTTGTATTGTCTTTTTATCTGCTTCTAGTTTAAACATTATATTTGCTGCAAATCTTTCTTTTTCTACACCATTATCAAATATAATAACAGTTGGTACAGATATAACACTAAATTCAGTTTGAAGTTTTGAATTAGTACCTATATCAACTCTATATTTTTCACATTGCTTAAGCTTTTCTAATTCGGTGAATTCATTAGCTGAATTCCACCCAGCCCAAAACTCTACAGCAATAATATCTTTTGCTATTTTATCATCGAAGTTTTCTTCATTTATAAAACCCTGAGCGTTGCAATTACCTAAGGCAATTACCACTATTATTATAAACGTGTATAAGTGTGTAGTTATATTCATTTTCTTAATAATTTTATTTCTTCGTTAATTTCCTCGATTTCTTTAACCAACATATCAATTTGATTTCTAGCCATTTGATCTTTCATGTTAAACTCCATTCTTGTTGGAGGCCAAGTGTTAGTAGCCGCTGGATCACCCATATCTATAGTGTATATTCCAGTTCCTGGTTTTGGTAATTCTAAAGCTTCGTTTACTTTACTTTCAAGCTCTGTAAACTTAGAGTTTATAGTACTCATTAAACCAAAATAAGCTGAAACAACTGTAACTACTGCGACAATAATACTTACTAATGTTTTTATACTTATTTGAAATTTACTTTCTTCTGATAATTCTTTTGCCATTTTAATTATATCCGTTTAATAATTCTAATAATTCGTTTATAGCGTCATGTCTATGATTATCTTCTAACACGCCTTTATAAACATATTTTGATTCAACTAATTTAGCCATATCATGATACGCTGAATGGTTTTTATCTTTTAAATCTATTTGATAAGAATCTCCACAGAATATCATTTTACTATCCTTACCTAATCTACCTATAGCCATAGTTAATTGTGGTCTAGTGAGGTTTTGAAACTCATCCACTATAACAATTGAATTATCAAATGTACGTCCTCTAAAATGAGCTAACGAAACTAATTCAATTTTTTCCTCTTTCTCCATTTTTTGCAATATGGCAGGTTTGTTATAAACTTTCCTCATATTACTTCTAATAGGTACCAACCACGGCTCCATTTTCTCTTGTTCAGAACCAGGTAAAAACCCATTGTCTTCTGTTGACACTGTTGGTCTTGTTATTATTATCTTATTAACTTGCCTTTTAAAAAACATATCTAAAGCAACCTGAACAGATAATAATGTTTTACCAGATCCAGCTTTACCTACTATAAAACTAAACGGATGTTTTAGTATTTCAGTTTTAGCCTTTTTTTGTTCTGGTGATAAACTTAAAGAAAACCTAACAGCTCCTTTTGGAGGTGTTTTGTCTTTATTCATATTTATTTTTTAGCGAACTTCTCTACTCCACTGATTCCAAAACAACCGAGCACAACCCACACGAATGAGTCATATACAAATTCGTTTATTATTAAATCTTTACCAACCCACCCTGTTAAAAGATCAGCAACCATTATCATACACATGATTGTGAAAGCTATAAAACCAACTATAGCCTTTTCATTCCAATCGTTATTATCTTTAAATATATTCATAATTTTTTTAATCTAAAGTGAAACCATTTAAATCTTTTATTTTTCTAGGATTATCATTACCTTTCATTAACCAAAAGTTTAATATATATTTATCATTACTTATGGGAACATTACCTTTGTGTAAATGAGTAAAGTAAGCTGGAAATATAACTAACGTTCCTTTCTCTGGTTTTATTTTAACCTTTTGATGATAAAATTCAGTTTCACCACCTTCGCTAACATCGTTTAAATAATACATACAAACCGCTGTTCTGTAAATCTGTTCTTTAATCGTACTAATATCAGCGTGATAAATATGATAACCTTGAACGTTTTTCTCATATCTTTTAGCGTGTATAGCGTATGGATATATAGAATGATATTTCCATATACTACCTCGTTCTGGAGATAAAAGATGATATTTACTTACGTATTTATCTATATTATCTTTTAAACTACTTTTTAACTCTTTAATTAAAAATGATTCTAATTCATTTTTAACATTCATTAAGTTTAAATCCCAGCTATCTTTCCAGTGTTTCATTTCTTTGCCGCTTCCGGTTTTACCAGTTTTAACGTGTTCTTTAAACTCGTTAAAACAATTAACAATATAATCACAGCTTTTATTAGACAAAGCGTTTTTATATGTTTCAATAAAATTGTCTTTCATTATATTTAATTTAATTAATCAGCAAAGGGAACATCTTCGTTTTGATCGTTTTTTTCTTCTTCTTGCTTTTTCTTTTTCTTTTTACCACCGTAATATTCTACGGCATAACCTTCTTCTACTAATGTATCATTAATGTTTATAGATTCCTCAGCAATAGTGTATATTGTACCAAGTACTCTACCAAATTTTCCTACTTCTCTACTTTCTAATATAAAATCACCATCACCAAGTAGTTCTATTAATCTAGCTTTAGAGGCTAAACCCCTAGCTTTTTCTTCTAAATCTCTAGTTCTAGATTCAGGTGTGTCAATACCTGTTAACCTAATTCTTTTATGTATAGTAATATCAAATCCTAAATCTATATTAGCATCAATTGTATCACCATCTATAACTCTATCTAATTTAGCTTTATAAGTATACATTATTTTAATAAATATTTAACCTTACCGTTTTCAATAAAAATTCCTTCACGATTTTTTATAACTTCTCCTTTTAAGTTATATATCAAACCAGTTGAAATAGATTTATCTATTATTTCTTCCATACCAACTCCACAAGGTAAACCAGTGTCGCAATCAAGATATTCTGTTATATATTCAGTAATATATTCATACTCTATTTCTACGATAGTTTCATAAACATATTCTACTTCTACAATAGTATCATATATCCACTCTATGAAAGGTATCTCTATAAAAACTGTATCACATTCCTGAGGTGGTGGAGCACAATCTGCTGGTGTTGTAGGTACCGCGTTTGCTTCGTCAGATCCGTCTACACAATCTTCCCATCCATCATTTAAATAATATAATCCGCCTTCACCGTTTGGTACACATCCCATTGGTGAATATTGAGTCCAGTTTGCTGGATCGTCTCCGCAATAAAAACCATTTTGTTCTGCACAGTCTAAACATAACTGTTGAAAGTCGTATCCTTGCGCATTAGCGAACGAGCCAATAAACGCAAATAGTATTATAATATATTTCTTCATAATTTTATTCTTTAGATTCTTTAGATTCTTTATATTTTTCATTCCAATATCCACCATATCCTTTTTTTAATAAGTTTTTTGCTCTTATATATTTAGGATTTTTTGTATCACCTATACCCTCGTATCTTTCCACGGTTTCCAATAAAGACGTGTGTGAGTGTTTATTTTTTGTACTTTGAGGTTTGTATTCTGGATGATCTCCTTTTGATTGCGGTACATATTCTTCATCTTTTGTAAACGGGGTGAAACCCTTCATTTTAAATGCCATAGTTAAAATATTAAATAGTTAAAACCAAACTTCACCTCATATACTGGTTTGTCCCAGTATTTCATATGAGTCCCTTCAATAAACATACCCAATGATTTAGTAATCCTTGAGCCAAATACAATACCAGCGTCCCACTCGATATTGTCGTATTTTTCTACTCCATATTCAAATGAATATTCATCTAAACCATAATGAATTGGTAAACAATTAGCCCAGAAGTGTAGCCATAATTTAGGAGTATACTTATAATAAGCTATACCAATAACAGCGCTTAATTCTCTTTGTAAACCTAGTTTCTCTAACTCTCTTTCATTAAATGATGCTACAGCATCTCCAAAGTAATGATTAAAAAATTCATCGTTAGAAGTCGCGATAAGCACTGAATCACCACCACTGACATCGTACCAGTTTTGATTAGTATAAAAACCTTGTATCCACATTTCAGGTGCATAACCGAAATCTGCTGCTAAATCTTGAAACGTTGATTCACCTGGTGTCCAAAAATCTTCAATAGGATTTATACCATAAACTGGATGTATTCTTGCTACAGCCCCAATAGTAAAATCCCAATTACCTTTTGTTATTCTATATCTAGTATCAAATGATCCATACTTTAAATTTACTCTTTGATTATCTTTGTATTGTGCTTTAGTTACACAACTGTTACCTAGGTATCTTAACCAGATATTTTGCTCTGTGAATTTATCACCTCTATTTCTAATAAAAGAATAGTTAAGTAAATACTCCCAGCCAATAGCATTACCTATTGTAACGTTATCACTTACTCCATCTTCAGTTCCGTAATACCACGTCTTAACCTTATACTCATAATCCATACGAGCGATCTTTCTCAATCCTATCGTTAAATTATAATCATACGGATTAACTTGTGTAACATCTTCATATCCTTTGTTAACAGCGATATAATCTTCATCTTCAATAAATGATGTACCCATTGTCATCGACGTGTAGACAGTTGAATATTTAAAGAAGTCTTTTAATTGAGCGTTACATATTGTACTAATAAGTACAAATAATAAAATTAATTTTTTCATCGTCCTTGTCCTCTATATTTTTTAGTTGGTTTGTTATTTTTTGAATGTATACCTTTTCTTTTTTTACGTTTTCTTTTTTCGAAAACAAATACTTGTCTAGCCATTATATTGTTTTATAAGTTATTGTTACTTTTTCTCCACATTCAATGGCTTCTGCTATCCGTGGGTATATTCTTTTATATGCTTGCGTCGATTTACCTATAAAACCGTCCTTCGTGATTTGGTTGTTTTCTTGGGAGTCACCAACGAGGAGACAACCAGCTGTATGCTCATCGGTATTACCACAATGTATAAGAATATACTCAAAACCAGGCACATCAGTAACGTGTAACATCCCCATATGAATGTCTGAAAAGCGCTTGCTATATTTTTGATGATACCCTCCGGTCTTTCTGAGAGCCAACCTGTAAGTTCCATTTGGTATTCTTGTTTCTCCATATTTTTTTTCTTTTCTATATTCGTCTTCTAGTGTATAAGCTAGAAATTTCCTTTTACATCTATATCCTTCGCTGTGAGGACTGTTAGCATATTTATCTATTTCAAATAATACACCATTTGTACTATCAGTACCACTACTTATTCTAATTACTTCTAATTCCATTTATTTAATTATTACGTCCAAAATAGGACTTGTTCCACTAACTTCCATTCTTAAATTATATTGACTTTTATCAAAAGATAGGTTGTCTTCTAAAACTAATGTTACTCCACTTGGTATAACCATGTTTCCAATAAAATTATATCCAACACTTGTTCCATCCCAAAGTTGTAAACTAACAGTAGCTGGATTACTAGTACTATTATTTGATATTGTAATCTTTTCTATGTCACTAGTATAACCAGTACTACTACCAATTCTATTTGTATTTTTACTTTCTTTAGTAATTAAAGTGATTATTCCCGCAGATGTTATATTCTTATATAATCCCATTTTATATTCCGTTTACTTTACTTATATTTGCCGTTGCTATTCCATTTATTTTACTTATATTTGCTGCTGTTATTCCATTTACTGTATTTCCATACCCTGTTTCATATACTACTTTAATATAAAATTGAACCATTTGTCCTTTGTCTGTGCAATCAGCAGATGTAACACTAAGCCTCATTCCATCTAAATCACTGTCTGTCCACGCGGTGGATCCATCTGATGTTGTTCTTACGGTTCCAGTGACTGTTGAAGCAGATCTTCCCGCAGGAATAATTAAGTTTTCAACATAATAACTAGATCCACTAGCGTTTCTTATTTCAGTGGAAGCGACCCAGCTTCCTGATCGAGCATCATAATCACCAACAATTATTAATTGAACACTAGTAATACTAGAAGCTCCTAATCCAGCATAATCAAAATCATCAAGAGTAACTATTAAATCCGCATTATTAGCTGTTGTTTGCCAAGTGTTAGCGGTTTCTCCTTGATCTAACTCAGATACGGTAGAAGAGTCCCAATTAGTATTTGTTGTTGCACTTGCAGGGTTTAAATATGCTATTGCCATTTATAATTTCTCTATTATTTGTCTATACTCAGTATTATTCACTTCGTAATCTATATAAGGTTTTTCCATAATCGTGTTTTTATAAAGACATCTCCACTGCATGCATCTAGCATACCATTGATCTTTAAACTTATCTATGAACTTACGATGTCTATCTCTAGTATTTCCAAACTCTAAAACATCGTCGTAAACTAAATCAAATTTTTCTTTTGGTTCATAATCCCAACTAAACATATTTAATATTTCCGCGTTGTGATTTTTATTCCATTCTAACGCTGATTCATAAATTCCTTTATTTGGCTCTATGATAACATGTCTTTTTACTCCTTGCCTTTGAAATTCTGTTGCTGTCCAACCTTTACCAAAGCCTAATTCTAAAACAGATTCAAATTTATATTTTTTACAAAGTAATTCAATACTCTTTTTTATTCCATCTTGTTCATGATGATATAAAACACATTCGTTTTCTCCTTCGATATAATAACCGTGTTCTTTTTTAATTAATTCACCATTCACCCATTCTTGTAACTCCATGCTATACTCTTTCTATCCAAGTTTTATCTGGATTAAAATAAATTAATACATCTCCTCCGTCATCATCAATTGCGTATCCTAAAATTCTTACTATATCACCAGGACCAGATGGTGCTGTAAAATCAAAGTGTCCAGCTTCTGTTCCTAAATAAACTGGTACACCGTCTACTCGTCCAGATCCGGGTACATTTAATATTTCTGTACTAGGTACTCTAACAAAACCATTGAGCAATACACCTGATGTCTGAGACGATGCGCCTAGTCCAACGCCTAGTAAACCAGTACTCGTAGCGTCACTATCTGCGTCAGCCTGTAACCATGATCCGTTGGTGGAGCGTAGATAATACACTTGTCCCGCGGTTGGTGTACTATCACCATTTGGTTCATATCTTATTATCGTTCCAGTACCTTGACCAGAGCTATATAAATTTTCAAATTCACTTGCGTGAAAATCATATATCTTATTAAACTTACTTTTTCCTGATGTTAGAGTATAAGTGTCTGCAGCATTAACAGTTACTCCTCCAGCTGAGGCACCTATATTTATAGCATCACTTCCAGTTCCAGCAGCGTCTAATATAATGCTAGCATCATGAGCTCCAGTTTGTCTAATTAAAAAATCTTCCGCGTCTTCACTAGCTGTTAATATTATACTAGAAGAATCAGTAAGATCCATGTCTAGCGCGTTAGCATTAATATCAAGTGTTCCAGTGGTTGTTAAGTCTATTTCACTTGATCCGCCAGCAACGGAAAAGGCACCACCTGGTGTTATTGTTAATGCTCCTGCAGATGTAACATTGTCTCCATCGATATCAAGATCTCCAGCTATTGTGGTTATTGAGCCTACTCCAGCTCCAATTGTTACGTCAATTTCACCATCCTCATCAGTATCACCGTCTAATTTTAAACCAGTTGTTAATGTACCATCGTATTCAGCTACTTTAAAAAACAAATCTCCTGCTTCCTCTGTGTGAGTGTTGTCTCCTATTTCTGCTGTTATTTGCGCATAAGTTGTTAATGCACCACCACTATCACCTCCCATAAATTCAATTCTACCCAAAGAATCACCATCTGAACCAGCGGACACCGTTGATCCTCTATAGTTTTTTAATTGAATAACACCTCCATGTAAATCAGCGTTTATGTTTGTTAATTCTAAAAATGGACCTAAACTTGCGGAAGCTTTTAATTCACCTGTACTAGGATTCCAAGTTAACTTATCTTCAACGTCTATTTGCGCTGCACCGCCATAAGTTAGGACACCATTGGTTGTTGAACCACTAAACTCTAAGTCAGTTGATTCAGACGAAGCACCAATGTCAGATAATACTTCTGCTCCAGTTCTTATTGCAACTTCACCATCTGTTTTCTTTACTAAAAAAGCATCTGTATCAGATCCAGCATTATCTACGTCCTCAAGGTAAACCTTAGAACGAAACCTAGATATAAAATCCCATATATGCTGGCCTATCCATCTCATTATATTTCAAATCCAAAGTTCAATAATATAAATCTAAATCTTTTACAAGACGTGAATTTACAAGTTTTACAGAAACAGAATTTCAAATGAAAAACTGTTAACATTCCTAATCTAAATTCTATTTCGTATATTTCTTTTTTACTTCCTGATCTCCAGGAATTTATCCAATCAATCATAATTTACTTCTTTTTATTATTATTACACATTTATTGATGAGCGTAACATTTCTTACTTTTATTCTCTGTTCTATTTTTACATCTTTCCCCGTTCGATTTAGTTGCTGTACATCTAAATTCTCTTATTCCATCGTTATCTCTATCTGTTCCTTTCTTTTCTTCCTCTTCAGTATACGTTTTATGGTACATACACTTAGCTGATTTAGCTTTTGTTTCTACCATTATCTTACATCTTTGTCCATTAGACTTTATAGCAGAACATCTAATCTTTTTTATACCTTCTTTTTTCTTTTCTTCTTCAACTTTCTTTTTCTCTTCTTCTTTAGCTTTCTTTTCTTCTTCTTTCTTTTGTGTTTTTAATTCTTCTTTCTTTATTCTTCTAGCTTCTTTAGCATCAGCTTTAGCTTGCTCTAATTCTTCGTCTTCAACACCAACACTCCATCTACTCCATCCAGATGTTAAAGCAACTCTTTGCCATATATCATGGTTACCCGTTAACGCTTCTTCCACATTATTAGCCTTGTTTAATACTCTAGCAACAGGTATATTAGTGAGAGCTTCAGTTAAATTTGCAGCAATAGATAAATTAGGATTTTCAATTCTAAAACCTATTTCTTTACTAACACCTTTGTTATATTGCTCAGTTCTAACAGCGTTCATTATTTTACGCATTTTACTACCAATTGGTGGAGATAAATTAATTGCTTCTTGAGCTATGTTTAAATTCTCTCTATTCCAACCTTTTTGACTTTCTTCTCTCCATTTTAATAAAACATTTTTAAGTGTAGCGACCGCAGCTCCATAAACACCAGTACCTCTAAGTAAGGTATCAAAAGCTCCATTTGCAACTCTAAGTTCCATTTTCTTTTTCTTCTCTTCATCTTCATCGTTACCAAACAACATGAACATTAGTCCAGTTTGAAGAGCTCCAAAAATTACATTTTGAGCTACGCCATAATACATGATTCTAGATATGTTAGCTCTGTCACTTTGAAACTGAGTTAAACCTGGCATCTTTCTTCTATTAATTAAATCAGATAAAGATTTCTTAGTCAACCTAGTCATCTGCATTGGAGTGTTTTGCCACGCTAATATTATTCTACCCATAACACCAGCTTGTTGCATTGATATTAAATCAGGTCTAGAAGACTGTTGTGTTTCTTCAGCAATCTCTTGGAAGTCTAACCAAGCTTGTTCTTTGGCTTTAGCTTCAGACATTCCTTGTTTCACGTAGGTATTTAATCTGTTTCTATAGAAAGTAGAACCACCAAGTGATATAGCAAAACTATCTGCTATCTTTGTCGGAGTAAAACCTTTTTCTAATAAATAAGCTATTACAGCTTCTGTTTTACTTTTGCCATCAGAAAAAGCACTAGTTAATTCCGATGCTGACACATCTATTTGTAATCCAGCTCTTCTTTGTTTTAACATAGGTGAGTTCATTATGAATATAAAGTCTTTCCAGAATTGTGGTTGATTAGCAAAAGCTTTAGCAGCTTTAAAAACATTATTATCTCCCCAATTAATAAAGTTAACTGTTGATATAGTTTGTAGCACCGCGGATCTCATATTAATAAACATCGTTGCACCAACAGATCCATTAATCCAGTTTAAAAATTTATTAACATTAGCATCTTTACCGGTGGTTCTATTTGTTCCAGTCTCCATTCTATACAACATATTCTCTAGCGCATCTCTAAAGTCTTTACCATATATTGCCTCTATTTTATTTAAGTTTTCTGGAGAAAATATAATATTTTTATTATTGATCCATTCAGATAAAAACTCTTTTCTACCAACTGTACCAACTATATTATTTAAATCATTACCTATTGTTTGAGCTGTCCAATAACTACTTGGTTTTATATATCCTTCTGGTCTACGAGATATAACACTTAATCCTTCAGCAAATTGTTTTAATTCAGGGTTACTATTAACTTGTTTTACCAACTTGTCTTGTAATGTTTTTGATATACCTGGTATTTCAAATCCAGCTTTATCCCAGAGATAAACTCTAACAGCTGTGTCATTAGTAAACGATGTTCCTTTTACTTTAGTTTTAAGTATTTTACTTACATTAGGAAATTGTTTCTTTAGTGCAGCATAATCATCTGCCATTGCTTGCTTATAAGTATTCCATTCTCTATATCCTTTAGCGTATGGGTCTAGTAAATTCTCTTTAAAGAATTTCATATGAGCATCACCTTCTTTACCTCTACCTAAAAACGAATATATTAAACCTTTAAAGTCTTCTGCAGATGGTGGAACAAAGAAGTTAAATTTATTATTTTTAATACCTCTTTTTCTAGCTTCAGCAACTGAAAATCTTTTATCAGCAGCGACACCTTTTGATTGTTCTAGTATTTTATTAAAATCTAAAGGAGCTGATTTACTAAACTTAACTTTAGCTTGAACAACCTTAGACTTGATATCTAGCTGTTCTAATACATTCTTAACAGCTTTCACGTTTGGTAAGGCATCATCTACGAAATACATATCATTGTATCCCTCTGCAAACTTTTCTAACATCCAGTCAGCTTTAGCTTCTCCTTTACTATCTGCTAATCCAGTTATATTTTTAAATGGTATATTTATACCTTTAGATTTTAACCAACCATCGATAGCTGTTGCAGCTTCTTGAGGTCTAGCTGTTAATACAAAAACATTTTCTGGTCCATACTTCTTAATTTGATTTTTCATTTTCTGAAGTAACGGTCCATCAACACCACCTCTTACATTCACAAAATCATCAAAATTAAATTCATATCCTTGCTCCGCTAGTTCAGGACCTTTAGTAGGCCAATCACCAGATTTTATGTTTATCTTTTCTCCGGTTTTAGGATCTGTTGCTACAACAAAGTTTTCTCCATCTATAATTAGTGTTTCATCAAAATCAAAAGTTGACATACCTTTGTTATCTATGTCAACAAACTTATAACCTTTTGCTTCTAGATCAGCTTGCATGATTTTAATCATCTCACTTGGTGTCTGTCCTTTTTTAGAATACTTTGTTTTTTCAACAAATGTATAACCACGTTTTTCTAAATCAGCTTGTATTTCTTTGTTTTGTTTTTTAATTAACTCAGCTTGTTTGTTAAAAGCTTTTAGAACGTTTTGAATGTTTGTTATTTGGCGTTTAGATGCTTTAACAATAGATGGGTTTCCATCTTTATTTATATTAAAAGTTTCTGCAATAGTTCTACCATCTAACATTATTATTTTACTAGGATCTATACCTTTATTTTTACCTTTACCTTGTTGAGCAACTTTTTCGTTAAAATATCTTTCCCACCAAGTATTATCTATTACACTCCAGTTTGGTGGCATAATTCTAGCGTAACCAGCGTCATTAAGTTTTTGATTTTCATTTGCATCTAAAGCTATCAACTTATAGTTATCCATAACTAAATCATACGCTGCTTCAAAATTAATTCCTGATTCTAATGCTGAGTCTAAAAGGTATAAATATGCGGCTGTTGCTGGCATAGCGTGTTCGAACTCATAAGCAGTCCATTTTCTTTCTTTTTTACCAGTCTTTTTATTAGTATACTCTTTCCATTTACCCTTTGGGTTTGGTGAATATGCTGTAGCTTGTGCTCCAAATTTATGCCAATGACTACTATCATGAACCGTTAACTTTAAGTAATTACCAATAGTAGAAGCAGAATTAGGATTTGCTTGTATAGCTTTGTATGATCTCATCCAAAACGCTCTGTGTATTTTACCAACTTTATCATTAAACGCTTCCGCTTCTTTCTTAAATGATTCTGGATTTTTAAATAACGTTTGATAAGAAGATTTTGAGTAATCATTAACACCATCTACTGGTTTTCCAAAGTTATCAAAATCTCTTAACTTTTCCATTTCTTTTTTATAGTAATCGTATACTCCAGCTTTTTTCAACTTACCGACTCTATTACCTGGAGTAAACACCGTTCCATACTCTCCTTTTTTATTGGGTTTACCAAACCAAAAGTCTCTTGGCATTAAAGGTAAGACATACGTTTTTAAATCTTTAACATATTTAATAACGTCTTCTTTTGATGCAAGTGGATTTATGGGTTCAAGAGGAACACCGTTCTTATCTACGTGACTTTTTAAAACATCATTTATAACTTTGCTACCTTCAATTTCAAAGGGAGATTTAACATTTATTAAGTTGCTTATTTTAACATCAACCTTTTCACTAAACATTACCTCTGATTTACCTTCACCAACCTTTTCAACAGTAGCTCTATCAACACCTTGTTCAATAGCGTTCTTTCTTATTTGCTGGTTAGCTTCTAGTTGAGCGACTTGAGTTATAAAAGCTCTTAATGCTCCATCTAGCGATGTACCTTTTTTAGTTGTACCATCTGGATTAATACCAAACGCCGATAAGAAATCTTTGTTAGTTACATTAGGTTTCTTAACTTGAATAGGTAATCCAGCAGCGGTAGCTCCTTCTTTTACTTTAGCTCTACTACCTTTAATATAAAACTTATTTAAAAGACTAGGCGCGACACCAGTTGCTTTGCCACTTCTATCAGTTCCTTCAGGTAGCATGTCTATTAATTTACCTTTCTTAGATAGTTCAACTATTTTATCTCTAGCAGCTTCTCTTTGTTTACCGTCTAAATCTTGGTTCTTTCTTATTCTATTAGCGTCAACACCAAAGTCCTTAGAAACAATATCTAATACTTTATTTAATGGACCGTTTGTAATTAATTTCTTAACACCCTTATACGTTAATTTAGATAAAGGTACATTAGCTTCTTTAACAGTGTTTTCTATTTCAGAAACTTTTTTACTATCTAGATCTAACTCCTTATTAACTACTTTACCTTCAGCCTGTTTAGCACTAACACCGCCACCCGCTACTATATCTGTATCAACAAAATCAATATCACCTTCTTTCGTAGACATTGATATAGTTTCAGGGCCTTGACCTTTTGCCTCATCTAGTATTTGATTATATCTTGTTGGTAAAACATTATTAACATAAGCACCAAAAGGAACACCTTCAGCTGGATTCCAAGTTCTAGCTAAATCAGATAGCTCCATCATAAACCCTGATTGAAATTCTTCAAGACTAACTCTTTTTGTACCAGATTCAAATCCAGCGTCATAAGCTTTTCTAGCAAGTTTGTTGGCTGTAGCCATATTATTAACTATGAGTTCACCTCTAACCCTATCTGATACAGCCTTATAGAATTTAACTTTCTTTTCTTTACCTTTTGAATCTTCAACTGTTTCATAATAAACCTCGTTTAGTGGTATTCCCTTTTTTGCGGCATCATCAACTACTTTATTATAAAGTCTTTCATTTTCATTTACTATTTCAACTGTGTTTTTAGCTAAAGCTTCAGATTTTTTAGTTTCAACTTTCGTTTTATCACCAAAAAGTTTATTTAATAATGCAGCTTCTTGAGCAATCTTACTTTTCTTTATAGCTTTTCTTTGTTCTAATGTTAATGTTCCAGCTTTTATTTTTTTAGCTAGTTGAGTAACAAAAGTTACAGCATCTGTTTCTCCTTCGAAATTAAAATCAAAATCTGAATTAGTAGATTTAGCAACTCCTTTACCAAATAACCAGCCCATCATAGCTCCTAATCCTTTATTGTTTTTTGCTTGAAGATCTATTTTACCTTCAGCTACTAATTCCATATATCTAGTTATCACTTCATCAGCACCCATTCCTTGAGTTTCAGCTACTAATAAAGCGTGTAAATTTGGATTTTTTGTTCTAACGTGTTGGAGTATTTGATTTGCTATGTCAGTAAACGCTTCTGGATTTTGACCTATAGCTTCAGAAAGTATTGTATGACCAAGCTCATGTGTTCTAGTTTCAGTACGATCATCTTTAGCCATATTTTCTACAACTTGAAACGGAATGTAGTTCCCGTCTGTTGTTGGCATATTAGCACCGTGACCGCCTTCTTCTATATTTTTTATAGCTGCCGCTTTGTTGGCATCAGAAACATTATCTAATTTATTTATCTCTTCAATAGCTTGTTCAGTTGTTTGGTAGTTTTTTATTGATTTACCCAACTTTGTTTTACCCCTATTGTTTTTAAAATCATTATTTATTTCTTGAGTATTATATAATATCCTGGCAGTTTCATTGATTTGTTGATCGGTAGGATTATTATTCCCGTCTTTAATTAATTGATTTTTAGCTTTTTCTAATATACTATTTCTTCTATCAATATCTTCTTTTTTGTTACTAGCTAAAAAACCATTATACTTATTACCAAAAGCAACAGGATCCTTTAACATGTCTATTTTAGCTTGATTTTTATCAAATTGTTCTTGTAAATTATCTAATGCTTTTCTTTTTGTTTCAGCATCTAAAGAAGAATCATTGGTTATATTTTTAGCTTGAGTTCTTATAACCTCTTGTTCTGAAACCGTGCTTAAAAACTGAGTAACAAACTTAGGAGACATATTTTGCATCTTATTTTCAACACCTTCTAATATCTGTTTATTTTCGTTTTCTAGCGTTTTAACTTGCTCGTTTAATATTTTAGCTGTCTCTGGTTTTATATACCTATTAGTTCCATCTAATTGTATTTTTAAATCAGTTAACTTAGTTAAGTTATTTCTATATTTTTGTTTAACTTCAGAATTAGAAAACGTGTTCATCATAACACCTTTATAAAAAGGAGTGTGACCAAACATTGTACCAAACATACCACCACTAAAAGCCGCGTGTCCTAAATTTTCTGTTATCGGTCTACCAGTTAAAAGATTTTGTGTTATAGTTGTACCAACCTCTGATGTTGTTTCTAGTAAAGGATCTATTAATAATTGACGTTTACCATTTTGTATAAAATGTTGTTTAATACCATCTAATCCAGACTGCATATTTTTACTTGCACCGTACATTGATTTCCAAGATCGCTTCATTACTGGTAGAGTAAGAAACCTATCAAATATAACCTCAGCTGTTCCGTATCCAGCACTTACTAAAGCTTTTTTAAATAGTGAAGTTTCATTACCTGGATTCTCTGCGTCTCTTCTAACGTAATCGATCCAGTTGTCACCAGCACTAGAATAACCTAAAGACGGTATACCAACACCTGGTATTGCTATAGTAGCGAATATAGGTATTTGATTACCTACTTCTTGAGCAAGAAATTTGCCGAAGTTACCCTTTTTAAAAGCATCTTCAAATTTAACATCCGGTTGAAACGAGTCATGATATATACTATTAGCTTGATCAATCTTAAGCATTGTTTTATCTAAAGCTTTATTATCAACACCCATTAAAGAACTAGTTAGCTTACTACCTCCATAAGCACCTTTTACTATTATCCTCGAAAACCCAGAACCAATATTGTGAACAAATTTTTCCCAATCATTATAATTTTTTTGTATAAGATTATTTTTATAATCACTATTTTCAAGGTTTGTTAACATTTCTTCATTACTATCTAACCACGTGTCAAATTGTTCTATTTTGTGATTTAAAACCGTTGATGCTACTTGATAGTTGTCCCATCTTTCTTTTGGAACTTTTCTACCATCTTCTAATGTAACATAATCTTCTTCATCTCCTATAGCAAATCTAGCTGTAGAATCATTAAAAAAAGTGTTCATATCCTCTACTAATTTAGAATGAGGATCTTTTATAAGTTGATCTATTTTAAGTTTATATTCAAGTTCATAAGCTGCTAATTTTCTTATATCTTTTTCATTCTTTAATAAAGAACCTACTTTTATTTTATTATATAAAGGAGTTTCTTCTATATCGTTCATCATTTGCACTATCTTGTTTTTCTGTGCTTCAATAATATCATCGTGAACTATCGTTTCCCAAGCTGTATGTTCTATTTGTTCTTGTGTTGGATTTTCAAAACCCTGATTTATTAAATCTTTCTTTGCTTTTTTAAGTTCATCTTCATATGGTTGAATTTCTTGACTTACGTATTGTGGAAATTTATCATAAGATATATTTTTACTTTTTACTATTGGCTTAAATAAATCTAATTTTGGAACAAAGTTTCCATCTTCATCAGTTTCACTGTAATTACTTATTATATTATTTTTTTCATCTTTAGTTAAATCTAAACCTAAAGCCTCATAGTCTTCAATAAGTTTATCTTGTCTTTTTTTAGATTTTAATTTATCTTCATCAGATAAATTTTTATTAAGAAAATTAAATAATTTATCACTAGAATTATTTCTTATAGAATTTAAAACATCTTCTTTTGCTGGTAATTTATTTAAACCAAAGTCCAACTCTATTTCTTCTCCAGATGTTCTGTGAGTTATTCTAACTCTGTTTTGATTTTTTATATCTCCAATTGACTCATATATAAAGGGTGAATCATCACCCTCTCCAAACATACCTTGTAACTGTTGTATTGCGCCGTCACTTTTATTGTTAAAAAAATCATTAGTTTTACTTTGGGTAATTTTAGTATCACCACCAACTATAAAATCAAAAAGACCATTATTTTCTTGATTTATTTTGTATTTTAATTCTTGTTTTTCTTCTTCATTTCTTAGATTACGACGAAATTGTTTATCTCTTTCAAGTTGATCATGTGTTAAAGTAGTGTATCCAAAAAAATCTTTTTTACTTTTAGTTATTAAGTTTCCTTGAGTATCATACTGCTTCATTGATTCCTCGGTTGGAGGCACATACCATGATGGTAACTCATTTTGTGATTCCGAAGAACCATCTCCCGAATTGGATTCCGTATCTATTTGTTGTTGATTGTTTTGAGACTGATTCGTCTCTTGATTCGATGCTGTAAGATCTTGCTCCACAGTCGCATCTTCTGTAGAGCTTATTTGGTTTCCCGATTTATCAGATTTTAAAACTGCTGTTAAATTGTTTTCTTTTAATTCAGCTTGAAAAGCTGCTTCATCTTCTGGTGCTACAGTTTCTACGCTACCATCAGATAAAATATATACTTTATCTTCCATTTTTACTGTTTCGTTAGTTACCCGTTTTTTATACTTTTCTACTTAAACTTCCTGGTATGTATTTATTTCTTTTGCCCTTATTTTTTGTTTCTTTTTTCTTTTTATTTCCAGCTCCTAATTTATGTTGGTTTTCTAAGAAGTTCACATAATAATCAGATAGATAATTATCTACCATTAGTTTACCATTACCGTCAAGTTCTCTATTGTTAATTAAAGCATCAGCTAAATTTTTAGCTTCGTTATCGTCTATCTTTCCATCACCATTTATATCAGCATCAGCTAACTGAGAATCTGTTATACCTAAATCTCTATATGTTCTACCACCAGTATCTGCTCCTTTAATCCAATTTTTTAAATCATTATAAAATGTTCTACCTGGTATCATTTCATCATATATTAATGAATCTTTATCTCCTTTAGCTATAATAGATCCATCAACGAAATCTTTCGCACCAGCTTTGTTAAATAGTATTTCTTCTTCTGGGGTACTACTCATACCGATTTTTTTATAATCTTGTCCAGCTTTTATTATACCTTGTTTAACAGGTTCATCAACCTTTTTAACCATACTCTCTAACTCTTGCATCGATGTCCATTTTAATGGTTTAGCCTCGATAACATTTTGTAGTTCTTGTCTTTGAGAATACAAATCTTCCATTACTTTCTCATCATAGGTTCCACTACTTTCTAGTTCATTGATTTGGTTATCTAAATATCTAATTTGATCGTTAGCAGCGTCTACCACGCCAAAGTCTGGCATCATAACTCCAAATTCTCCTTCATCATTACATTCTTCTCCTTCTGGACATCCTTTCTTTTTTAATACAGAATCTTTGTTTGTAATTACTTCTAAAACAGCTTTACCTCTCTGAGTATTTTTCCAATTTGAATTAAGTGTTCCATCATCCCATGATTCAGCTATATCAGTTTTTATACGTGAAAAATCATCAGCTGATTCAGCCATCATAGTTTGTTCTCTTTGTAACAATGCTTTTTCTTTTGGTGACGAAGCTTCTATATATAAAGGTTGCATTTCATTTTTAAGAGTATCATGCACATTGTTATATTCAGCTGCTGATAATTCACCGCCATTGTTAATAATCTCTTGCATTTCCACGCTATAATTACCAACTTCTTTTCTCTTCTCTTCATTTAAATCTCCTAAATTATTAACGGTATTTAACGTGCTTTTGTTTACCGCGTTAGGATCTTCTACTGTTCTATATGATTGTTTAAATGGTGAACTACTCATTACTTATATATTTAAATTTAACATCAATCTTAGAATAATCTACCATATTATATCCATCTTTATTTTCAACAACAACGTCACTCAACATCTCATCAGCCATAACACCTTGAAAAACTCCTTCACCAAACATCTTGTTGATATATTCAAATAAGTATATATTTAAACCACTAGGAGATTTACCTATTAATTTAATATTTTTCTTAAGTTTTCTATCTGAAGCAATAGCACCTAAAAGTTGACCGCCTCCAGCGATAGCACTTTGAATACCTTGCATCTTTTGTTGTTGTGCGGCCGCAACTTGAGCTTCTCTAGCAGCTTGGTCTTGTTGAGCTAAATTAAGTAATGTTCCTTGTTTGCTCATTTCCATTTGTTGAGACTGTTGTTCTCCCGCTGCTATCATTTGATCAACTTGAGCTTGACCTTGTCTTTGTTGTAAATCAACATCAGCTGCACCACGAGCTTCCATTTGTTGTAATTGGCCAGCTTGTCTAGCTGCAGCCATTTGATTAGCTGCTTCTTGTTGACCTATAGACGCAGAAGATCTTTGAGCTGCTAATTGACCTTGACTAGCTAGTGTTTGAGCTAACGCTGCTATACCACTACTACCAGCCGCACCTCTCATACTTTCCATTATATTTGCTTGACTCTGTTGAAATTGTTGAGCTTCAAACTGAGCTTGCTGTTGATTAACTGTTAAATCCTCCATTGTATTTTCTAATCCTTCGAATTGATTAGTCATACCAGCGAATTGATTTTCCATATTGGCATAAGGATTACTAGTGTCTAAATTAGAATAAACACTCTTCATCCTTTCCATTTCTTTTTGGGCTTTTCTAGCTTTAGCTTCAGCAGCACGTTGACGCTTACCCGCGCCAATAGCTCCTACAACTCCGCCAACTATCCCGGCAACTGCTCCAAATGGCATATTAATTAATTTTAAATTATTACTTTTCTGTTTTTTCCTTTATTTTTTCAAAAATGTTTTCTCCATTTTTTCCACCTTTACCTTTATTCACTTTTTCTTTTATGTCACTTAGTGATAGCTTTTTTTCTTTACCCTTATTTGCTTTTTCTTTTATATCACTTAGTGATAGTTTTTTATTATCTCCATTTCCTTTCTTAACCTTCTTTCCCTTTTGTGTTTCAGGTATCATATCTCTTGATTCATGACTATACCTACCCTCTTTCCTACCTACGTTAGGATTTTCACCTGGTCCAAAAGTTGATTGAGGTACATATTCATCATCATAATTTCTTTTCTTATCTTTCTTTTGACTACCTATTGTTTTCTTTGTAGTCTTTTCATTTTCTTTTTCAATTTTCTTTTTATCATCAACGAACTTCTTTTTGTTTTCATCTTTGATAGTACTTTCTTTTTTCTTCTTTTCCTTATTCTTTTTCTTTTTAGTTTCCTCAGAACTATCAGGATAATTTATATCTCCAGGTGGAGGTGGAGTAACACTTCCAAACCTTAATGAGTCAGGCGCTGATGAACCTCCTGGAGCACTAGTTGATACAGGTGCACTTCCACTATCTTGAATTGGGTCAGTAGGTGGAACGTTAATTTCAGTAGGGTGATGTGTGTACGTTGTTAACGTTGTACCTATTTGAGTGTTATCCATCTGTTGTTTGTTAGGAGAACTACCCATATCTTTAAAAGTAGTTCTATTTCCTGATCTCATTTTAAAAGCCATAATCTTTCTTTATTTTACTATTATATAGTTACATTATTTATCAATTAATTACTACTTTCTGTGATTTCACAAGATGTTGAAAATAACTCAGCTTTGGATTTAGAATTATTTAAAAACTTAAATCTACCGTAATAACCGACTATCGATGCTTCGTTTACAGATCTTTCTTTACCAAAGAATATAAAATCGGTTACATCTATAGATTGAGACGTATTACCCGTGTCACACAATATACTAACAACAGTGGGTATAGAATCTTCTGTACAAACACCATTTGTTATTGTGCCATTACATATTAACATAATTGGTCCTAATTCAACAATGTCTTGGTTTTCAGTGTTTATATCAAAATCATAACCTGTTAAACTTTCTTGTGGTATATAATAAATTATATCTCCTTCTTGACAAGATTGATTTATGGGATAATTAAATTGTAGCGTCGCTTCCATGTTTTTATTATTTTATGTTATTAACCGCAGTTTACCAAAGTATTTAATGCTATAGCCATGTTTACGTCTGTTGACCCTCGTTTATCAGCTCTAACACTAAATGAAAGAGTGGCAGTATCATTACTTATTTTTGTAGCTGAAAGAGCTAATGATATATTGTCAATATAAACTCTAGTTCCTCCATTTGCTGATTCATCTGAATTCGACCAACTAGAGGATCTCCCATCGTTTTCAAAAGTAGGTGTTGCTGCTATAGAAAAAGTATGAGCAGAATTAACCGGTCTAAGAACATATGTTATTTTATAGCCACCTCTATTAGGTGTATAGTAATGTGTTATAGTTTGAGTTGATGCACCATCTGGAATGGTTTCACTATTAACAGTATATAAAACATTATTAACTGTTGCAGTAAATTTTAAAACTCCTACAACTCGTTGTGAAATAATTTTACTATGCCAATCGTCCCAGTTTTCAGTAGCTGAAAGTCTACCCTTACTCCATCCATGTAACTTTGATTTTATAGTTGAATTTATGTTTAAAGAGTATTTACCTAAACCATTATTATAATCTGTAGATGTTATACTTGGAAACTCTTGAATAAAAGAATACCTACCTTTAGAATTTAACTTAGCATTTATAATAGCGTTTTTAGGTACAGACGAGTAGTTTTGTTCGTAATCAACTATTGAATAATCTTCAGTGGTACTATTTGCTATGCTTTTACTTAAAATCGATTCCTCAAAAGTATCATGTGGTAAAACATTTCCACTAGAGTCTTTACTTTCAGTTATTTTATTTACAGAAAATTTAAAACTAGTATTTGGTGTACCGTGAATTGTTATTTTTCTCTTTTCACCGCTTCGATTAACATCGTTTCTACCGTATTCTATTCTATCAATACCTGTTAATTTAGATATTATAGTTTTAGTTTCGTTTGATAAAACATATTTTAATTTATTTACTTTAGAAACACTTTCTTTAGCTGTATATATTAAATCATATAAATAAACCGTTATTTTATTATTAGCATCTTTTTCTGTACTTTTTAATTTCATTCTTAAATTACTACCTAAATTTACAGATCTACTAGAAGGTTTATTTTTTAAACCAGGAGCTTTTAAAAATCTTTTGTTTTCAGCAGCTGTTAGTTTTAACGTGCCAATAACTGTTGGTTTATTTAATTGAACTCTACCAGAAAAACTAAATTGTTTCTTTTGATTAGTTTCTCCAGGATTTAAAGTTGTACTACTAATAGTTATATTGTCACTACCGACTATCTCTAATATACTACTATTTCTTAAAGTTTCTATTGCCATAAATTTATTTTTTAATCTGTATCTTCACTTATAATACCATTAATAGGAACGGTTGGCATACTTGATGGAACGAGTTGGGCTCCACCTAAAATATTTAAAATCATTTCTTTCCCTAAATAATTTTCAACAAGTTCAAGACTTAAACTTCTATGTATGTTAACTATAACGTTGTTTTTAGGTTCATCAAAATCTTGAATTTCAAAATCACTCAACCAATTAAATCCTCCTAGTGGACCAAAATTAGCAATATTCCATGGTAAACCCATATTGCTTCCTACTGTGTTAAAAATTCCAATCCAATTACCAGGATAATTCTGGGTATCAGGTTCATTAACACCTAAAGGAATCCACCATTCAGTATTTTCATCTTCTTTAATTTTCCAATAATTTAGAAGATATTGTTCACATCTTCCAGACGAATTATCATCTTGAAAACCAACTTCTTGTGATAAGTTTTCAAGTGAACCCGCTGCACAATAAGTTGTGCTAAATGATCCAGAAGTGTCATAAAACCACTTACTATACTGACTTGCGAAACCAGGCCACCAATATCCATTAGGACTACTAGGTATTGGATCTGGAATTATTGAAACAGGTGAATTTAAATATATCTCATAAGTCTCCCACCACGGTAGTACTGTAGAAATATCATATGCGTTTCCATCGAGATCCACTAAATCACCTTCAAAAGTTTGATTATTGTCAATATAAACACCTGGTGCCACCCATCCTTGGTGCAAACAGTGACCAGGTAAAGGTTCAATGACAAAAACAAACAAGTTCATTAATGACGAAAAACCACCTTCTGTTGTCTCAAAATATCCACTACCATTACTAACCCCAATGTCAGTTAATGCTATCTCAACAGTAGCGCTGCTACTACTACCTGTTTCCGGAATACTAATAACACTAAGCCAATCATCATAGTTCCAACTACTAGCTGGTATATTATAATTACCACTAGTGTAAGAAAATTCAGTTTTAGCAAGTACGTGAACTATACAATTACTGTCTTCTCCATTTGCCATGTTAAGAGTTATTTTTACGCTATTCGTATTTTCAGATTCAATTGGTTGAGCATCTCCATCTATATCTAAATATAGTTGAGTGTCTTCTATTCCAATAGTATAATTATAATCAACCCAAGCTTTTACATATATGAAGTTATTACCGCTTGTTGATTGAGTTTGTTCATATAGAGATACGGTTGTAGAATCTTCTAAGGTAACATCAGTATCGTATCCTACAGTAGATAGATCATCAGCAATTGGTTTATATTGACCACTATTTTGAAATCCCGTGGTAGATGAGTATTCGTAATTAGGGTGCCAACTTTCAAACTCTATTCTATATGTATTACCAGTTGATTGTTGTAGTATAAAAAAATGTATTTCTTGTCCATAAGTAAAACCAAAACCAGGGTTTGCATCCGGAACTATGGAAGGAACAATAGGGCTTTGACTCATATCTCCAAAAATCTGCATCCAATTAGAAGTTTGATTTAAAGTAGTACTAGTAAATTGCTCGATACCTGCACATATATAATTTCCATCTTGTTCATAAAATGCACCAAATACGTCTCCAGCTTGCACTAGTGTTCCCCCAAGTAATACATTGCTAAGACCTCCATTAGAGTTTGGAAATTGACTACTTGGCAAAGCACTTCCAAGCTGAATACTAGCAGATACCATTGATGCTGCTTGCGAATTAAAAGTACCATTATTTAAGTCACTTTCTGTGTACCCAGAGGTTGGCCACAAAACTTCAGTACTAGTAGTAATACTACTATCGCGCATTTGCACCTTGTTTATATTAGGCATTACAAAATCACCTTCACCAATAGTAACAGTTGATGTTGTTCCGTCAGGTGCAGTGTATGTTGTTTGCTCACCATTACTCCACTCTCTTACTTCAACTCCATTGGTATCTGTAAAAATATAGGTTGGTGAACATCCTTTTATATTAAAGTTAGAAGCGGTGACAGTATATCCTTCATTTGCATTTATAGTCATTCCTAGTGGAATTTCACCATTATCCGGACCAGGAACAAAATCAAGGTCTTGGTCTCCCCAGATTTCTCCAGAGTTAACTTCTCTTGGTGTTGGATTGACAGTATAATTAACCATATTATTTTATTTCTTCGGTTAAAATTAAATTCATATTAGTACTAGGCATACTACCACTTGGTATTTCCATAGCTGAACCTTCAATTTCAAATATGAAATTTTTAGGCATGTTTGTTCCAGTTTGAAGATTATTTATTGGTGAATATTTATCAAACCCATGTAATTCTACCATAACCATGTTGTTGGTCCAATCTTGTGGATTTAAAAAACCATTGTTATTGGGTGGATAACTTTCATTAAATGACCACGGTAAAGCATACCACATCATATTTGTCCATATACCATCAAATTCAAAACCACCATTACCACTTCCAGGTCCAATATTAGTACCCATTATCTCTGCCCAATCTCCACGTGTTTTTGTGTCAAATATCCTAACTTGTGCTCCAAAAGAAACCTTATTTCCAATTGACATGGTTCCCCAACTTGTAAGCGAAGGGTTTCCGGTAGAACCGTTAGTTTCGTCAGTGAGATTAGATTCAGTTATATTATCTCCATCCTCAACTAAAACAATTGGATTAATTACAAAAGTTGCAAAAGGTTCATTATCACAATCTAATGATTCACAAGCTAAATCTTGATATATATCATATAGATTAACGTAATAAATAAATCTATCAACATCTTGATTAGACAGATGACTAGACTGTGCTGCGGAATTATTGTGTCCAAAGTGTGCATATACGTTTCCAGTAGTATCTATTCTGGGAGGAGATTCACCTTCTGACCAACCATTTGGCCCACCAAAACTATAAGTATTAGTAGTGTAATCACCACTAGTTTTTATCCAAAAATTTTCTCTACAAACACTATAGCCACTGTTAGCTTGAATAAACCAAGAACCAAAAAAATTACAATTCAATGGCCAATTAGTATCAAAGATTGGAGACATTGTGAAATTAGGATTTTTAGTAAAAATTATTTTCGCTGAATAGTCATCTACATTTACAGCTTCTGCATACCAACTTGGAAAAGGATTTCCTGCGGTTGTTCCAGCTTGGGTATCAAATGAATTAAGTGTTGCACCGAATCCTTGTGTTGAGTCTAGATCATATTCCGCGTTAATAAACAACTTAGCGTTACTATTTGCTCCTTCTTTTAGTTTTACCGTAACAATAAATTGATCTTCTAATTGTTCAGGTGTATTATCGTTTGGTTGAGCGTCACCATCAATATCTAAATATAATTGTATGTCATTACTACCAATTATATCATAAGTTGAATTAAGCCAAGCTTCAACTTTTACAGAAGATTCAGTAGGACTACCAAAATACCCACCTGGTGCATTTTCATCTTGATATAGAGTGATTGAATTAACTCCAATTGGAATCATGTATCCCATCCATGAGGCAGTAGGCATGCTACATGCTGCTAATCCAGTATAAGAGGAACCAAACGAGCTGGGAGGTTGAAAACCGTCTTCATTTGGATCAACTTGATATTGATATGTGTATGAATTATCAAACTCAAATTCCACCTTATATGTTTTTCGAATACTACCATCAAGAGTATTTCTAAAAATAAAAAAATGCATTTCTTGACCTATATCAAAACCCCTTTCAGTTGGAGATGTTTTTTGGTAAACTTTCCAATTCCCTGTGCTACCCGCTATATTTCTTCCACCAGCGAAAATATATTCTCCATTTTCTAAATAAAAACAACCAATATCTGCATTACCAGTTTCAAGATTAGTATTATCATCTGGATATATTATATCAGTAGGTGTAAAATTAGATGTAATAAGCGTGAAAAATTGTGGATACGCGAATACTATCTCGAGAGGAGAGTTTATGGGAAAATCACCAAGTGCTCCCGCAAGTTCGCTACACCAAACACCATTACCAGTAAGAAGTGGACTTGGCCAAATAGAATTAGTTGCACCTGTATTAGATATTATTACTTTATTTACATCACTTGTAAATTCACCACCCAATTGTATATTTGTAACTTCATTACCATCGGCATCTGTAGTAGTCAAACCTTGCTCCCATATTCTTTCTCCATTAATACCAGTAGATGTTGGTTCATATCCTTTTATAGTAAAATAACTAGCATCAATATTGTAACCATCATTAGGATACATTTCCATGGTTAACGGAAGAAGTCCATCATCGCTAATAGAATCATAGTCTATATCTTGTTCTCCCCAGGTTTGTCCAGATTGTACACTATAGGTAGTTGGAGTTACGTAGTAATTTACATTAGCCATAATTCAACTATTAAGGATTATTAGGATCATCTGAATCTGGAGCATACGGGTTGCTAGTATCATCTATCATATCACTTGTTATATTGATATTGATTTTTTCAGATATAACAGGAGTTTCTGCCGCTATTATATTACCCAATCCTTGAACACTAAATTCATTTAAATAATTACGATCTTGATCATTTATATCTGTTCTAGTATCTCCAACTATTCTGTTAAACCATTTACCTTCTTTTTCTATAAACTCAGGTACAATACCAGTATAAGATAAATCTGTTTTTATATTACTAACATACCAACCGTCTTTATCTTTCAGATTATAATACCCTTGATCACCAATATTAATAAACGACGCTCCGCTTGGATCTGTTTGCGTAGTACTAGTTGTTGTAAATTTATTTACTTTAGCTTGAGAACCTTCATAATTTAAAGATTTAAAAGACTTAACCGATGACGGCATGTCGTTGAATAAGACCACAAAACTAGATGGTTCAAAAAAGTTGTCAACAAAAGGAACATCAGAACAATCACCTGTTTCAGAATCTTCACATTGAATACTAGCGTCTGTTGCGTAGAAAACATTTCTATTTATAACGTCGCCAAAGTTTACAGCTGTAGAATCTGATTTAGTTATATCGACATTATGCTCCCAAATTCCTTTCTTCTCGTTACCGGTATTACCAGTTGTTCCTATATTTTCTGATATAGCAGTTAGATATTTACCACCAACTGAAACGCCCGCTTGAGGAATAAATGATTTAAAACTAACCCAACCTTTTGATGATTCATTAAATGATATCGTTGTATCTGTATATGAGGTTTCTGTAGATTTGTAATTCAACGTGAGATTATATTCTCCATTAACAACATCATATGTTCCCAAGAGATTATCTGTTTTCTTTAAATTATCTCTAAACCAAGTTTTCATATTAACATTTGATATAGGTGTTAATCCATCTCTAGACAATCTTAAAGCCGCTCCTCTCTGCATATCAGTGAAATACAATCTATATTGATCCCACGCTAATGATTCTGGATTGTTAGATATACCGTAATCACCAACAAACGGGACAGCTGTACCAAGTACTTTATTTGATGCCATTAATTGTGGATTACCATCAGCATTAAATAATGCGTCTTTATTTGTTGTTACTTTTAAAACTTTATCTTCAGTTAAAACAACTATATCAGTATCCCTTGTTTTTAATCTCTGTATTGAACCATAAGAAGGATTAATGTCTTTAGTTATTTTCTCTGACATGTTGAATTCGTTCAAATCATTAACTCCAGACATTGAATTATATATTCCAGAATATATCATTCCACTACCTCTTCGTTCTTTACCATAATCTAAGAATGTTGTAGATACTTTAACGCCGTTATCTATTTGCGGTGCATTGTAATCATCTCTTATTCTATCTGATTCAACACCATTACCAAATGACCAACAATTATGCCAAGCAAGTTCAATTGGAAATTTCCAAACATTTGAATCTAGTTTATAGTAACCCGTAACAGTACTTGATTCAATAAACAATGTTTCAGTTAAATTATTAGGTGTTGCAGGGTTTCCATTTTCATCAACCGGCGTAACAAATCCAACGACCTTAGACATTGTTTGCGTTCCATCAGGGTGGTGGAAGACAATATAAGAGTTATCTGTCAACTCATAAGTGTTTGAGTTTATTGTTGCAGTACCAGTACCTATGTCTACGGTTTGTAATATATTTTCCCCAAATGTAGGAGATGTAGATAACACATCTTTAGCTTTTATACCTACAATAGAGTGAGTTTGTGTGTAGCCTATATGATCAACATAATGATCTTCGTTTGTTAACGGAATATTTAAATATCCTGAATTAGCGGTGTCATAAACTTTTGCTGTTATTCTAGAACCATAAGGAGCAAAGTTAGATGTGTTTTCACTGTTCAATCTAACTGGTATAGCATTTGATGCTTCATAGTAGATATCTAATTCAGCACCTTCTTTTGGCTCTGTTTCCCAAATAGCGGCATCAGAAACTGGTACTACAATTTCACCGCCTCCATAATCTTTTCTTCTAAATGCTATTCTTAAAGCTTCTCTACCATCGTGACATATACTACCTCTTGGGTCCCACACGTTTGGATTAATACCTCTTGTTCCATTGTCGGTTAGTCCTAGTGGATTATCATCTGGATCAGTTTCACTTTCCTCCCATTTTCTAAATTCGACTCTAATTCCGAATCTCTGACAAAATAGTGGACTTATTCCTAGTCCATTTCCTGGTTGATCTCCATATATACTTCCGCATCTATGACAATTAGCTTGTGACATCATACACCAAGGCCAATTTTGTGTAGGTGGTATACCTGCATTTGGGTCACCATTATTACAACTACTACCTCCAGCTAATCCAGATATTTTAGGTGGAGCACCTATTTCACCATAAGTAGGACTATCAAACCAACTATAACCTTGAGTGTTGTGATGTTTAGCTGTTTTATTTATCCACCATAGATAACCCTTTTGGCCTACTGTACCATAATTTCTACCGTGCGGATCATAGCCAGCCATAACATAATGATCGTTTTCTGTATCACTATCACCATCATCTCCCCAATAACTATGATCTTCCCAATTACCTAAGTCATCATCTAAAACTTCGTTGTAGTTCCACATTATTAACTCATCGGCTTCAATATTGGTAGACACTATTTTATAAATATTACCATCTTCTGGGTCATTAGTAAATCTAAATAAATTACCTTTAGTAGTTAATCTCTGTCTAAGATTCCATAAGTCATCTCCTGGTTCACCCCATCCATATTCAAAAAAATTACTAGTATAATTTTCACGTGCTTCAGGCACAGATATTGTTATTCTACCAAACTCACCAGGAGTTTGTCCATACTCACCTTCTTTTTCTAATACTCCCATGTCTAATCCAGATGGTTTATAATGATAACCAGATACTTCAGCTCCGTTACCATCTAAAGCCCCTGGTGCCCATTCCACTTCTTTAGAACCTTGACAACTACCATTTTCATCATATCCATTGTCACATATCCAATGTGGTGGTTGGGTCTCGCCATTCATGACTGTTAAAGCTGTTCTTGCACTATCTATAAAAGCAGTGGTTTCTAAATGTTTACTAGATGTTTCTTTAAACCATCTCCAAAAATCTCTTGTTTCTCTCGCTCTATTTATAACATTAAACTCCCCTTCATTTAAATATCCTCTGTTGCTTGAACCAGACGTGTCAAAAGTATCACTAGGGTTTCCATCTATATTTTTTGTATTACCAGCTTGATCATAATCACCGCAACCTAAAGCCAAATACTCAGAGTCATAAGAAAAACATCCTTGTAATTTAAATGCGGAATCGTCGTTGTAAGCAGTGTCGCTACCATCTATTCGATCATCTCCTTCTAAATTACTAGGAACAACAACACCATCTATACTCAAGTGACTTCCATTAGGGTTCCACCCCGTGTCAATAGCATCTGTTTTTCTATTCCAATAATGAGGTCCTTCACCACAACTAGTTCCACAATCATAATCTTTTTTCCAAAGAGTAGCTCCATCAGACATGATCAAAGAAGAAACATTATTCATTCCAACATTCTCCCCTGATTGTCCAGCAGCTGGGACACTATCAGTATCAAACCATCTATAATTATATCTAGGCATATCACCTAAATATGTTGAAGTTGTTAGTGATGGGTTATATTGTTGATTATCTATATATGCGAGTGGATAACTTTCATAATCTATCCAATCCTCTGTTCCTTCTTCAAATTTTAAAACTTTAGAATCTAATATGTCATCTCTTTCTATTTTAGCAAAAAATTTACCATCAAATTGAGGTTTGTTTTTGAATACCAATTCTCTAAATTCAAGTCGATATACCATACCAGTCATTATATCTTGACCAGAATCAGCAACGTGTCTAGCATACATGTTAGCTTCTTCTCCAAATGGTTTTCTCCAAGTTATTCTAGCATTACCGTTACTATCCATTGTATGGTAAGTTACAGTCTCCCATTTATTACTAACTAATAAAGCACCAGCTTGTTCAGCTGTGACTCTAACTTCTAAGTCACCATCTCTATCTGCGAATCCACCTAAAAAGTCATTCCAAGTAGTAGCTGATATTTTTATTTCTTTACCACTCATTAGTAAATCAGGTTCAGCTTCATTTTCAACACCACTATAATCATCACTAAACATCCAGTTAAATGAATAAGAAGTTAATTCAACACTACCCATTGGTCTTGGATCAGCTTTTATAAATTCTGGTGCTTCGTTTTCTATAGCTATAACTTTGTATCTAGCTTTTTCTACAACAGGTGTGTCTTCACCGTGTTCATTTTTTAGTATTATATAAGTTTCTTCATCAAGTTTATTTCTGTCAGCTGAATTGAATGATAACCAAATATTACCATCTTCAGCAAAGTACCAACGATCAAGAATTAAATTGTAGTATTCGTTACTTGTTTCTTTAATATAATACTTAACATAAGAAATCCAATCGTCAGGTTCTCCACCACTACCAGGCCAATCTTGTCTTAATTGAAAACGATTACTCATATGAGCTAATCTTTTCTCAACTGTTATACTGCCATCTATATATATATCTTCTTGATTTTCAGTTGTGTGTAAATAACCTGGTGCTAAGACTGGTGTTTCTCTTCCATACTTGTCACCAAACACTAATCCAAATTTATAATCTCTAATACTTTTCACAGATTTTCTAGGACTATCTGGAGTAGGGAGGGGATTCATATCTGTTACATCACTCTTTATACTTTGGTGTATTTCTAATTCATTTGTAACTTCATACCCCTGTTCGTAATTAGCGTAAACAAGTCTATTAGCTGCTATTTCTTGACTTAATGCTAATTTAGGAACACTATCCCATGATCTCAACAATTGAGCACCAGGTAGTGTTTTATGTATCATTTCTGAAGTAATAACTAGTTGACCAAACACAAGGTCGTCTCCGGTGTATTCAGGAGATGAAGTGGTAAACTTTTTCCATTCATTATCTCTACCTCTAGTAACTGTTTTAACAACATATATATTTGGAGAGTCAGTTGTTTTATATAAAATATCTACAGCTACTATATCGTTACCTTTAGTTCTTTGATGTGGTATAAAATCTTTTATAGTAAGTTCTCTAAGAGTATTTGTCATACCCAAGTTATAACCCTTTTTATGGTCATAATCAAATGGCCCAGGTAAAAATGCTAATTCAGACCAAGGACCAAAACTAGAGTATTCGCCATCTTCATACTTGTATCTTAAACCAAATCTCCCCATTTTTAATTCAAAAAGTGGTTTTCTTTGTTGTAAAGTTATATTCCAAAAACCATAATATTCACCTTCAGGTTGTCCATACGTAGGGGAATTTGGATCTGAATCATAAGTAACTACACCCAACGTATCGGAACCAACAGTTAGTATTGTTAAACTTATAGTTCCATTGGCATCTATATTATTTTCATCAACTATAGCAGTAACCCATACACCATCTCCTTGTTTAAATTTTAATATATCATCTACTCTCCAATCTGTGTCTACAAAAGGATCAGCAACGTTAACATCATCTCCATCTTCTGGTAAAATAAATGTTGAACCAACTTCAGGTCCTTCACCATTATTCATTTGATTAAAATCATAGAAAAAATCATTGAAAAAAGTTTGACCACCTTCTCTGTCTGTTGATTTCATAACAAGAGTGGGTGCCATTAACGGGGCTTTACGTATTACCGTGACGTGTTCTTCTTTTATATCGTTATTAATAGAAGGAGCTAAAGAGTTTTCTAAATCAGGAGTAAAATCAAATAAATTACTATTATCTAATGGATCTGCTAGTTTTAACTGAGTATGTCTAGTCCAATCTGAATCAGCTAAAGAAGAACCAGCTATAGAACCTTCTTTACATTTTTTAATGTTTATTCTCTTTGGTTCACTACCCACCATTTCTCCGTCTTTTATTTTAGCATCAGTCCAAAATAATAAATCATCAATAATATTTATACCTGTTATTTTTATGTCACTTCTAAAGTTTAAAACTCTATTTGGGTGTTTAAATGTAAAAAAACTAATATTTCCCCAATTTATAGCTTGTTGTTTTGTATATAATATTATTTTGTTATTAACAGTGTCTATATCTTGTATTTCAGCTTCTAAAGGTTCAGTATCATCTTCTGGAATAAACAATTCTTCTCCATTAACATCGTAAGCTTGAACCATCATACCTATTCTATAATCACTAAGATTACTTGAATTTATTTCAAAAGATTGAAAATTAGTACTTGCTCCTGGAGTTGATTCTGTTAAAACATTAGTAGCTATATCTATAGTACCCCAAACATCAACTACAACAGGTAGACTAGTTGGCGTGCTAGTACCTGTTCCAGTATTAACCTCAATAATTGTATCTATGAATTTTTTCTTACTAGTGATAAGACTTACATCACTAAGCATTGGTTCCCAATTGGGACTAGATATGAAAAAATAAGCCGTATTAGTTTTTTCGTTAGCTACACTAGCTATTATTCTCGACTCGTTATTATCATTTAAGTACGAAGATTCATAATAAGCATCACGTGAGTTTTCAGCGACTCTATTACCTTGTAAATTCTGAATAGCACCAGCATTACCTATGCCAGTGTCATCACCGTCAGTTGTTCTTACTTGAATATTTAAAGCATCTCTATATTCGCCGTTTGGAACAAGTCTTTCGTCAAAATCCTTGTTCATTTTACCGCCTGTAAAATCGTGTTTAATTTCTGGCATAATATTATTTTATTTGTTTACCCATTCCTTTTAGGACTTGAGTGAATTCTTCCATCTTGATATTAGATAATCTAATTTTAGCTTTTCTTGTTTCAGCAAATTTTTCTCTTTTGAATCTAAAGATTATTTGCTCTGGTATATTTGTTCTACAAGATAATATACCGTATGCTATCCATTTATACACAGCTTCTTCAGCAAATTTATGAACAACCATTTCTTCATCAGTGCCTAATCCATCACTTATATACTTTAGTGTTACTGTTTTACCAGCTAGAGTTGAACCAAAGTGAATGTAACCTCTTTGGTAATCTATATAGAAAGTACCATTAGATTGAACATGTTGAGGATCTAATCCATATCTTCTACCTCTATTATCTATATCTGTATCAGTTGAATCGTTAGCATTTACAACTTGAGAAGATGTTTGATCTTGATAATTATCCCAAGTATAACTAGGATCTTGTTCGTTCAAAGTATCTAGTATTGCGTCATTATCGGTATCTGAAAAAGTATAACCACCATCATCATCTTGTTCTAAAGCAAATGGATTTGAAGTTTTACCCGTTGGATACAACACTCTCTCTATACCATTAGTATCAATCCTAACTAACTTAACGTAATTAACATAGTCTTGAGGTAAAATCATTTTTAATGTATTAGGAACTTCTATCTCTTGAGATTTAACCGATCTAAAAACATCGTATGAAAGCTCTTGAATAGCTCTCATAGCGTGAAATTGAACATCAGTTCTATTTATTTTAGTTATCAACTTATTTTCTCCTACATAAGAAATCATAAAAGCGTTTATTATATTTTCTAACGTGGTAAATTGATAAGTACCAAAGTCACTACCTGTGTAATATGCGTTTTGAGTTTGATTATCTAATAGTCCCATAATTAATCATTTTGTGATTGTTTAATACTAGCTCCATCTGCTGTTGCTACTTGATATAACTCCATTTTTTCAATAGAAACACCAGCTAATTGTAATATTCTAGTTACTAACAGTTCTTCTTCAGACTCATGTAAATCAAAATTATTACTTAAATTAGCGTTATATAAAGCTTTACCTTTAACAACCACATAGTTCCATTTTGGAGAAGATGGTTTTTTATAATAATGTATATAATAAGTAGCATCTGAAGATAAAGCTGGATATAGTGTTATAGAATTACTAGTAGCACCTGAATCACCTCTAACATAAACTGGTCTATTTGATGTAGCTTTTGTTAATGGATTACTCTCTGTATATAATATTTCTTTTTTAGAAAGTTCAACAACTTCAGTTGTATTTATTAAAATAACATCTATATAATATAGATCAGATGGTAAATCTACTGTAGACGTGGTAGCCTCTTGAGTCCATGAAGAAGAAGTTTTAAACGAATGTAACTTTTCTGATAAAATATCCATTTCATCACCATACGTCATATCTGTTTTTATTGGTTTATGATATGATGTTTTTAAATCATGAAAATAACTATCAAATATTTCCTTTTGAGCTTTATTAGCGAATAAATTAAACTCTTGAGGTGTTATATAACCTCTTTGTTCTTTATTAGCTATAGCTAAAACCTTTTGATATACGTCGTCTATACTTATTGCCATTATTATTATTGTTTATATGGGAACTTTTCGTTTAGCCATTGTTTTCGCTTGTTGCATCCACAATCTTTTTTACCCATTGCGCCCATAGCTATTTCTGTTAACGATTTTATACCAGTCCCTCTGGTGAACTTTTCTATTGAATCGCCTAGTCCTTTTGATTTATTCATAATATAATATATTTTACTATATTATAGTTACATAATAAGTGGAAAGGTTAGCATCTAAATAAAAATAGCCACTCCTTTCGGGTGGCTACTTTTATCAGTTAAAAGATTATTAGTTTAATCTTTTTTCTATATTTTGATATATTTCCATACCTTCATCAGTTTTGAACCAAGCGGCTAATGCTGAATATGGGTGTTCATCAAATGGAACTGTCATTATTTTTCTTTTATTTGAGTTCCATAAAAAGTGTCTTTGATCTGAGGATAAACTTATTATTCCGGCTTCAACAGCTTTGATACCAAAGTTTCTAAGTTGAACATTATCATCATTTGTCAATTCTAAGAATAAAACAGGGTTTTTTCTAGCAAATAACAATAAATCTCTTTTAAGTTCCTTAGAACTTAGTTTAGATACTTCAGAACCTTTTTCTACTCTCATTATAGCTTCAGCTAAATCAATATCCATGTTTCTAGCTATACTTAAAGCTTCAACTTCATATTCTAGCCAATCTAATTCGTTCTTAGCGTTTTCAACTGGTTTGAATTCGTAGAATAACGTTCCATTATGCGGGTGATATATTGATAAAAACTTCTGTAAAGTTGTTTGTTCTTTAGGTACATATAAATTACCACTTCTAAAAACAATATGCTCAAGTCTCTGATCACCTTTCATTTCGTCAACAAAAACTGTTCTTTGGTTTTGACAGTATTTTATTTCTCTTTCATATCCTTTTTCTTCATCAAACCAAAATAAGTTAGATGTTTTAATAGAATAAGATAAAGGTTTTTTCTTACCTTTTAAGTGATAGATTCTATCTTTAATTTCCCATTTATTTTTTTTAGGTTCGGGTTTAACTTCTTTTTTTATTTTAGGAGCTTCAACCACTGGTTCTTCCATTACAACCGTTTCTTCAACTACGGGTTCTTCAACTATAGTTTCTTTTTTCTTTTTTGCCATAATATAATATAATAAAAATTAATAAAAATATAAGGGCGATACTAGACCGCCCTTATAAATAAATAGTCTTACTTCAATAACATAAAGTTGTTTGCACCTTGAGTGATTAAACATCTTTCTGATAAGAAGTGTACTTCCATTGCATCAAGCGCTGATGTAGCAGCTCCAACAGAACCAGTAGTCCAAGTTTTCATTTTTCTATTGTCTGTTTGTGAAGCTCTATATCTAACGTGTAAGAATGGTCGTTTTAGGTTTTTACCTAACGATTGGTCATACACAGTAGACGTACCAGCTGGCACCATAACACCTCTGATAGCACCTGCCGCATAAGCGTCATTGATACTACCTCTAGTTGCTTTGTCATTTAAGTATCTCATGTCAGATTTGTAGAAGTCATAAGAACCTCTTCTAAATCCTGAAAAACCTAAATTTAATGCCATGTCTTCGTCGTTGTCAAATACTCCGTAAGAAGTACCTCCAGCTCCGTAAGAATTCATTGAAGCTAGCATGTCGTCTACAGCAAGAGCAGTAGCTCTATTTACAAACATCATGTTTTCTTCAATAGCACCTTGTTTATCGAATTCAGCTAAAATAGCATCGAATTCAGCTAAATCAGTTATAGCATTAACACCAGTTACACCAGTAGTAATATTACCTCTTTCTTCAATAGCGTCAAATAAACCTTGAGTACCAACACTATCAGCACCAGCAGTAGAACCAGCTATATTAGCATTTGCATCTGTTGCTGAACCAGCAACGTTCATTTCGCCTTCTAACATTGCCATCTCTAAGTAATCAGTAAATCTAGCTCTAGTATCAGATTCAGCTTTTAGATACCATAAGTATCCAGAAGCACCACCTTCACTTGTTACTTCAACCCAACCAACTCTAGAAGCATCAGATCCTGATACAGCGTAGTAGTCTTTTAAAATAATTGGTTTGTTCTGGAAAGATTTGAATTGTGGTTCATTAGATCCTCTTTGGTCTATATTACCATCACCATCGTGATTTCTGTAACTCATACCTTTACCGTACTCAGAACCGTAAACTAATATAGTTAAATCTTTAGTTCCACCAGTTGTTGTTAATCCAGCAGTATTTAATGATGCGTAACCGTAAGGCACAACGTCAATTCGACCAGCAGCACCATCGTCAACTTTTTCTACTAAACATCTAACAACACCTTGTGAACTAGCAACAATAACTGTATCGTTAACTCTAATACCGTGGCTAGCAGCTGTAAAATCAGCAGTTTCATCGATATCAGATTCGATATCAATTTGACCACCTGAAGATGTACCACCAGCGTTTGAGTGACAGTGTCCTTTGTATGATAAATGTAATCTACTTTGTTCAGACCAAACAACTCTATCAGATTGCATAGCCTCTTCTGCACCAACTTGAGCTAAGAAACCAGAGATTGTTCTTTGTCCAAAAACCTCAGCTTCTTTTTCCATTAAGTCAGGCAGATATTGTTGTCTCCAGTCATTTGTGGAGCCCGTAAAATCGATGTAATTTGAAGATAGTGCTACTTGTTGTGCAGCTGGAACACTATTCAACAAACCACCAGGATTTGAAATTGCCATAATATATTTTTTTTAAATTGTTAATTTTTCTTTCTAATTTTAAAGGATCTATTTTTCATATCAGAAGAAGATTCACCTAACACTCTATATTTAACACCTCCAACATTTGTTTCACCGTGTGTTTTTCGAGGATCTAAATTAATATTTTTATCTTTAGCAACAGTTTCTTTTATTGCATCAGCTTTGCCTTGCTCATAAAAGTGCTTAGCAATAGTATCAGCATTCATAGCTGTAAATAAAGATTTGTGATATCCTTTAGCATCGTTAATTGTTGACGAACCCTCATCAACAAATTTATTAACAAAATTACTAATATCACTTTGTGTAGTTTTCACCTTATCAACATCTTTAACATTGAACCTAAATTTTTTGTCTCCAATTTCATAATCAAAACCTTTGAATTTTTCATTGAACACATTGTCAGTTTTCTTTAAAAAAGATGTTTTACTAGCTTCATTTATCTTTTTCTGCTTTTCATTATCCTTATTGTATCTATTAAAGAAATCAATAGCCTTTTGTTGTTCTTTGGTCAACTTTGACCCAGCTTTGATATCTTCATAGTATTTAGACTTTTGCCCGTCTAAGTGGGCTCTAGCCTCGGCAACTTGCTCTTTGAGGGCTATTTTCTTTTTCCTAATATCTTTAGGATCATCAACTTCATCATCATAACCAAAAGATTCTTCTAATAAAAAGTTTCTTTCTTCTGCTGTTAAATGAGATTTAGTTGTTCTGTAGTATTCGTCTAATACATCAGAGTCATCCATTTTAGATATGTCTCTATTTAAATTTACGTAGTCATTTAAATCACCACCTGTTTCTTCCATAAAATCTACAAGTTTTTGTATATTTTCAGGTAGTGGTTTTCCAGTTGCTTCAGCTTCGACTATAGCTTCCTCAACTTCTTCTTGAACCTCTTCTACTTCTTCTTTAGTTATTTCTTGAACTACAGGTGTTTCTTCTACCTGTTGCTCTTCAACAACTTCTTCTTTTTTAACTTCAGGTTCTTCATTGACTACGACCACCTCCTCTTCTTTAGCGGGTTGTTGCTCAACCTCTTCGCTTTTATTTACAGGTGGTTTTGATAAATCAACCTTAATAACGCTATCTTCGGTTTCTTTAGGTTTTATATTAACCTTTGTAACGTTATCTTTGTTTTTGTCTTTAGTCTCTTCGACTTTTTTAGTTTTTTCTGCCATAATAAAATTTTATAAAATATTAAAAATTAGGATTAAAACCGGTCAATACCTGCCCCTCCCGTAATTATATCATTACCTGATGATTCAAACTTTTTAAATGAATCACCTGATTTTCTTCTTTCAGCTAAATCTTTCTGGTGTTCTGCTTGTCTATCTACTCTTTGATCTTTTCTATCTTCTCTCATGGATTCCATTGTTCTTAAATTCTCTCTTTCTAATCCTTGCATTTTAGAGTTTAAATCAAATTCAAAAGCCATTAAATCTTTTTTAACTTGAGCTTCTTGTTGTAAGAACTGTATTTTTAAATCATTTTTAGTTTTCTCAAGTTGAGTTTCTGTTTGCACTTTAGCTTCATTCTTTTGTATCTCAGCTTGAGCAGCAGCTTGTTGAGCTTGCGAATTAGCTTGCGCTTGTGCCTGCATATTCTCCTGTTGCATTTGTTGATCTCTTTCAGCCTTCTTTCTTCTTTTTACTTTCAATAATTGATTAGCTAGTTTTACATTCCTTATTTCACGGATATCAATAGCATCGTCTAAGTCAATTAATTTTTGTCCTAATGCAACCTGTATATTGTTTTCTAAAGTTGCTTTTTCTTCTTCATCTGGTAATAATTCTATAAATATACCAAAATCATAAAGATGTAATTCAGATATTTCTTCTAATGTGGCAACATTGTGAGCTCCAATAGCTTGAATAAAAGCGTTTTTTGTTGGAGAATATTCTACTATGTCAGCTATTCTTAAAGATAAACACTCAGCGGCTTCAGCTGTTAAATATAACATTGATTGTAATATATGTCTAGTTGCTGTATTTGAATTTGCAGCTGCTAATTTTTGTACACCAACTAAAGCATTAGCATCAGGCATAGTACCATCTCTAGCTTCATTTAATCCTGTCACATCTCTTATCATTTGTAAATAATAATTATATGTTTGGATTAAAGCTTGCATTTTATTTCCACCTGCAGCATTTTGAATTTGTTGAATTGGTACTTTACCTGGGTTGGGATCTCCATCAGAAGTAAAACTTCTTCCAATAACACTACCAGTTTGAAAGAACATATTTAAAGCTTCTTGTGGGTTGTAATTTGTTCCATTTCCTAGATCAATTTCAGCAAGTCCATCAGCATCTAAATAAACACCATCTGGAACCATTCTCGCCATTACTTGCTGTAACTTCAAATGAGTTAATTGAATCATGTCAGCAAAACCCGTTATTCTACCTACTAAAGATTCAATTCTACCCTCATACATTTTTGGTGCGACTAGTTGATAAGGCATTTTAACTTTACTGAAATCAGAGTCACTCCTCATCATGTTTGGTGCCATTCTCCATCTCAATAGTTTATCTGCTCCTATAACGTAAACACC